ATTCCACAATATTCCTGTTCGTGTGTGGGAACTTCCTGAATCTCTGGAAACTCAGAAAAATCCGACAAAGAAGAATCATTCGATGAAAAAGATAAGGTGTCAAGGGAAAGATCATCAACTAAAGAGTGAGAAGAAAATAAATTTCTTCTAGTACTCGATTCAGCTGATAAATCTAAATCTTTTGATCCAAAATCAAATTTGTCACGACACCACATCTGGAAACGTACTCGATAATCCCAATATTTAAATCGGGACCATCGATATCCAGGAAATGACAACTGGTGTAAATGTGCAAAATAAGTAGGAGTTTCGTCAGGACTATCAAAGCCTGCATTTATTCTCGCTACAAATTGATCTTGATCTGCATCATGTTCCAAAAAAGATGTTAGAATTTCTTCCATCATCTCTTCATCAGTAATATTATAAGAACAAGTGGGATCAAAAGCCTCATTACCTATAGATTGGAATTCATGGTTTCCTTCAAATTGCATACCAGATTTCATTCTATATACACTATCCGTGTCAGAAGCATGCTTTGACATTTTAAGAGGCATCGTACGATCATCAACTATCCGTCGAATACGTTTCGGATAACATAATGCACCTATGAAATATCTTTTCTTCATTCTACGGTAAAATGCCCAAGGACAAACCATACCGTCAATTCTAGCAGGACCAACATTGGAAGTAATGATTACAACCTCTGGTTCAATTTGAACAATGCCTTTCATCTCTACGGCTGGATTAAGTGCAGTCTTGCGAACATTGTTCACAAAATCTAAAACTTTTCTCCAAGGATTACGTTCATTCGAAGCAACAAAGGATTCAGCTCCTAAATCATCGAAAATAACCACCTTGTGATCTGAACGATATTCTGATTGAAAATCATCTGTCTCGTTCAAAGTAACTATATCACTAGGTAAAGCTCTTCCATATTTTGCACGCATCAATTTTTGTGCAATTTGAATAGCTAAAGTTGTTTTACTTGTACCAGGAGGTCCTGATAAATGGACGCAAAAAGGTTGTTTTCGTAGAGTACCATCTGGCTTATCTAATTTCAAAGCTTCAATCAAATTTAAAATTCTCGTGTGTGTTGAACGAATTGGTTCTCTACGTTCAACAAAGTACAAAGGTATCGTAATGAATCTAAAGAGTTTCAATCTCTTCATATAAGAATCACGTGTGAAACCAATTGTACTATAAAGTCCTGCGCGAGCAGCGGGGCCTAAAGCCAAAATAGAATCAATATACATAGAGTAATAAAAAATACGTAAAAATAAATATATAAAAGTTGCTATATAAGCAACATATGCAAAAATGGAATGGTATAAATTATAAATAAAAATGTTTGTGAAAATGCCGTTGGTTAACCGGGATGCATCAGCATTAGAATGCTCCCTTTGGGTGACTATTTGGAAATCTGCAAGCGTCCGTGTGTAGTGTCATAACATCACGTCGTAAATCAGTACAAATAACTTGTTGTTTGCCGTAGCTTAAACGCGAAACAACATTAAAAATTAGCGTTTAAAAATCACCGATAAAATCGGTGAAGGTGCTCTCAAAATCAGCATCAGTATCAGTTAACAAACCAACACTTTCAGCGAAAAATTTTCGAGGCTTGTGGATTTGTGATCCCTTCACATAGTCAGGTTTCAACGTTTCCAACATTTCTGCATATGGTATGAAAGATATCACACCTTGTAGAGAAGGATTCAATGAAACTATGTGTCGAAGTTTTCCTAAAAATTCATGATAAAATTCTTCACCATGAAGAAAAGCTTCTCGAATCGCACCGTCTGTGTACGCTCCGAATTGCTCTTCAGAGGATAAGGGACATTCACTAGATTTTTTGATCCAGTAAAACTTCTTGTAAATACTATCTAGCTCAATAGGAGCAACAATCGTTCTTAAATCAGCGTGATATTTAAAATCTCGCTTCAAAAAACTGATATCATCAATTCCAATATATGGAACTGATTCTGCATCCTTATGAGCCATAGTATATTCAATGTCCACCTCGGCGAAAGCTCTTTGACAAGCTGTGTGGTTAAACCAATCACAACCTTTACGAACTCCCATGGCATTGTCATCACCATAGGTTGCCAGTTTTACGTTGTGTGCAAAATTATACCGAACTCGGGGGTTTAGTTTATAATACACATAACGCATCATGATGGAATTGCAAATACTATTCAATTG